GCATTTGATCTATAATTTGTTGTCTTAAAGGTGTTGACATATTGGTTCCTATATGAAGTATTTAGTGTTTACTACCAGTCAACACGGTGTCATGTAATCGCTAAATAATTTAATTACATTATAAGGGTTATATTATGCCTCCTTTAAGTTTATGGCGCGGCCAAGCTGTTAGAACAAATGATTTCAAATTTTTTGATCGTGTAATTGCAGAAATGTATATGGTAGGAGGTACTGAATTTTATATACACAAGGCCATAGGAGTCTATACACAAAGTCCTGGCACAAATGACACACTAGAATTAGATTTAAGCACCTCTGGAGCCCCTGATCCAAGTACAACAATACAAGACGTGCTTAACATGGAAAATAGAGATCGAAAGTACGATCCAAATGTTTATAGTATGAGAGGTCACTACCAATTAGGCGATACTGAATTTGATCTGCGACAGTTTGGATTATTTCTCAGCAACGATACTATATTCATTACCTTTCATCTAAATAAGATGCTCGATATGATAGGTCGTAAATTAATGAGCGGAGATGTTATAGAAATACTTCACCAAAGAGACGATTCAGTATTAGGATCAGATGTTGCTATTAATAGATACTATGTGATAGAAGAAGGTACCAAACCTGCAGAAGGATATAGTCCAACATGGTGGCCGCATTTATGGCGTGTTAAATGCAACCCAATGACAGACAGTACGGAATTTAGAGACATTATGAGCGCACCAATACTAGATGCCAGTGGCGATCCAGTACCAGCGCTAGATGGCAACGGTGGATTTGCAACAGTAGGTGATGCCTTGAGCACGCGAGATGCTGAAAACAAAATAAGCGACGCCATAGCCGCCGCCGCACAACAAGAAGTGCCGTTTTATTATTTCCAAACGCAACATTGGTACATTTTACCTGGACAAGATGCTAACCAGGTTGGTAGCCCCATTATCGGAGACAATGATATTTGGACAGGCGACGGTATCCCACCAAATGGCAGCAAACCTGTTGCAATGGGAACCTCTTGGCCTGCTACTCCATTAAATGGTGACTACTTCTTGAGAACAGATTGGGCACCAGCACAACTATTCCAATATAAAAATAACATATGGTATAGAATACAAACTGACTTCCGTAATCAATGGCTGCCTGCTAGTGATGGGCTAGTAAGCTTTATAAATAATAAGACAATAACAACATTACAAAACGGAACACAATTACCTGAGCAACAAAATTTACGATATGTTGTCAAACCTAAACTTGATCCAGACATCCTGTAAGGAGATATTCACATGGGCTTTGAATTTGATTTTACACTTGAGAACCTAGCAGCCTGCATACCAAATCCAAACATTGAAGAATGGTATCAGCCAATTTGCGATGTATTACCAGATTATCAAATTACATCGGTGCTTCGCGTTGCAGCTTGGTTAGCACAAATGGGTCACGAAAGCGGTGACTTTCGTGAGATTGAAGAAAATTTAAATTATGGTGCCAAAGGTTTACGTAGTGTTTTTCCGCACTACTTCCCATCTGATGCAATGGCACTAGAATATCAACGACAACCGCAAAAAATTGCCAACCGAGTATATGGTGGTAGAATGGGCAACGGTCCAGAAGAAACTGGCGATGGATGGAAATATCACGGTCGAGGCCTAGTACAAATTACAGGTAAGGAGAATTATACTCATTGCTCAAATGCCTTGTATGGAGATACTCGTTTGATAGATAATCCAGAATTATTGTTAGAGCAAGATGGTGCAATACGAAGCGCATGTTGGTATTGGAACAGCCGAAATCTTAATGAATACGCAGATAATCGCGATATGATGACAATTACACGCAGAATTAACGGTGGTACAATAGGTCTCGAAAACCGAGTAGAACGATATCATAGAGCATTACAAGTACTTGGAGCGCAGTAATTATAAGCTGGTACCAATGCTGCGGTAAATATACTAAAGAAGGTTTTATTTTATGCAATATTGGTTCTCCGCTCAAATACGACAGTATCGATTACAGTTTATCAGAGCATTTAGTGGGTTTTCTGTTAAAACTGGTCGCGGAGGACCTAATAACACAGAAGAGTTGTTAAAAGTACCATGTCGGTATGGCGATCCTTCTCGAGTAGCCGCCACGGTAGTACGAGGTAATAGTGAGAACAAGGTACTAACAGTACCGTTCATTACCTGTTATATTAGCAGTCTTGTTATGGATGCCAGTCGTAGACAAGACCCGTCATATTCGAGATCTGTGCAGGTAAACGAACGTTTATATGACCAGCAGGCTCAACAATATACTAACCAAGTTGGCAATAGATATACAGTTGATATGTACATGCCTGTTCCATACGATGTGACTATGCAAGTTGATATATGGACCAACAACGAAGATATTAAAGAACAGTTACTTGAACAAATAATGGTGTTGTATAATCCAACACTGAATATACAAACATCGAACAATCCAATAGATTGGACAGTGTTATCTTATATAGAAATGCAACAGAATATCAATTGGAGCTCAAGAAGTATACCAATTGGCACCGATAATCCAATCGATGTTGCAACTATTCAGTTTAAATTTCCAATATGGATCAATCCACCTGCTAAAGTCAAAAAACAGGTTCTAATTGAGGAAATTATCACTAACATTATAGAAGGTTCAAAATCTCCAAATGCAATGGAATGGACTGAGTACGAGTTCTTAGCTCGTACCATAACAACTCCGGGTGAGGCTATCATTCGGGTTACAGGAGTTAACCCTACAACATACGCATTGAGTTTATGCGGAGACAGTGGATCTCCAGCAGACCCTACACATAGTCCAACTGTAACATTTGCTGCGCCGTATCCAGAACCTTTTGTGGGAATGGTATTTCTATGGAATGAAATACAAATCACTATATCACACACTGAAATATCAGACGTTGTAGCAGATATAAAAAGTTTTCTCAGTGGCACCAAGCTAAATTGTACAGTTTATAACATTAACAGCATGCAATTCATTAACACAACTGGCGGTAACAACACATTTGCAGATGTTGTGCCAGGATCGTTAGCAGCGTTAGGTTTAACCGCAACAACTTACCCAGGAGGCAACCTAGCGTGGTGGAAACTTTTGCAACTATACGGCACAATTAAACCTTATAGCCAATATGGTGCAAATGCTAGTCAAATACGACTTAAGACAGTTGACGATTTAACTCAAACTAATTCCGATCTAGTAGGTTGGATTGAAATACATCCTACAGATCAAAATATCCTTTATTGGATAGCGGATTCAGAAAGTTTTCCGTCATCTACATTACCACCAATTAATGCAATTATAGATCCAACTACGACTGGCCCAGGTATAAATTTGCCAGCAGCAGCAGATAATCAACGTTATTTGTTAACGGAAAGTTTACCTATTACTAGTCAGGCATGGGGCAATTTTAACCTAGAGTTGTCTGCACCTATAACAACTCAACAAGGTAAATGGTACGAAAATCAAACAACTATACAATTAAGTGCAAATAATCAAACTATACGATCAGGACAACTTGTAACTAGTAGTAGTAATGGTATACCAAATGGAACAATTGTTTTAGATGTTGTTAATACAACACTTAACATAGTCAATCAGAATGACCCGCTGCAAAGTAATTTAACTGCAACCAGTAGCAATTATTCAACTGTTAATTTTTATTCTAGATCAACTGCTAACGATATTGTAACATTTGATGGCAACAATTGGATAGTTACTTTTAACTCATTAACTAATGGTAATACATCGCAACGTGTGTTGAATCTTAATTCAAATCGCATGTATGTTTGGAACGACGGTTTTTGGTCACCAGTAGTTGACACTGAATATAAACCAGGTTTTTGGACAATAGCCCTATGATTACAACAAATATAAAAAATCTGTTTGAGATAGAAAATTCAGTTGATATGGATACCTTTAGTAAGGTTTTTACCAAAGATATACGGAAAACTATCGAAACTATTAGAAAGTATGGGTTTGATATAAGGGTAGTAGGAGGAGCTGTTCGAGATTTTTTACTTGGAAAATTACCAAGGGATGTTGACTTTGCTACCGATGCAGAGCCAGCAGAATTAATTTTTATTTTCGATTTGGAAGGTATTGATTATGATGCCAAAGGCATACAACACGGAACAATAAAAGCCGTGTTTGGCAACGAAAAAATAGATGTCACTAGTATTAGTTACAAGATGACGGTAGTTAATAGTAAGATTAAAATTGATAGAACCGATAGCTGGAAATTTGATAGCTTTAGACGAGATTTAACTATCAACAGTATGAGTGTTGATATGGATGGCAATCTATATGATTATCAAAATGGACAAGCAGATTTGGCTCGCAGTTTGATAAAGTATTGTCCAAATGCTCAAGAAAAAATTGATAATGATCCATTTACAATACTAAGATGGTTTAAGGCACTTGCTTATTTTGATCAACCTAAATGGATAAACAACGACAAAGAGTTGAATCAACGTAATGCAGACAAGATAACTGCTGTAAAAGACGAAGAGAGAACCAAATTATTATTGTCAAGTCTATTATCAGCAAAAAATTCTAAAAAGATTTTCAGTATGATGTGCAACATAGGTGTGGCACAACCATTAGGTATTAATTGCAACATTTAACTGCTGTGTGATATAATTGATCTATCATGGATCAATCATCTCGCGACCTAATTATTGGAGCCTACACTAACTATAACTGGGATCAAATCAAATATTGGGCAAATAGTATAGATCGCTGCGGATTTACAGGCGACAAAGCAATGATCGTTTATAATAGTGACAAAGTAACGGTTCAACGCTTGTTAGACTTGGGATTTAAAGTATGGGCGTTTAATACAGACCCAAATACCGGGAACTATTATTGGTCTCAAGATTTAGTCATTGTGGTTCAACGGTTTTATCATCTTTGGTACTATTTGGATCAACTTCCTGCAAATTCTTACAGATACGTAATATCAACAGATGTAAAAGATGTGGTATTTCAAACAAATCCCAGCGAATGGCTTGAGCAAAATATAGGAAACAATAGTATTGTTGCTAGCTGCGAAAGTCTTTGTTATAAAGACGAACCGTGGGGATCAGATAACATGCAAGGAAGTTATCCTATGGTATGGAACCGTATTAAAGATCAACCTATATGGAATTGCGGAGTTCAGGCTGGTACAGTTGCTGCCTTGCGAGATTTATGGTTAAGTATATGGTTAACTTGTAGAGCAGGTGGTAGAGCTAATTCAGATCAAGCTGCGTATAATTTGTTGTTGAATACTGTTGCATGGTCAAATATAACCATGCGAGCTTTTAGCGAAAGCGGCTGGGCATGTCAAGCAGGCACAACAGTTGATCCAACTAAAATTGTTAATTTTAGACCTAACTTATTAGAACCCGAACCAACATGGGATGGCAGTTTTGCAAGAACTAGCACAGGTGATATTCATGCAATACTTCATCAATGGGACAGAATACCAACGTGGAAACCTGAAATAGAAAAGAGATACGGATAATGGAAATTAATTTAGATAAGATACATCAAGCCAAAGATTATGTCCTTAGATCATCTGTTCCAATGCCGCAATATTTACCAGGCAGAAGCATCGTAACAAGTTGTTATCGTACAGAAATTCCAGGAATGTTTATTCTTTTAAAAGAACTACAAAGGTACGAATTTAATATTCCAATTGAAGTATTTTACAGAGCCGGCGAGCTAAATGAAAGTGAAATTAATGAGTTATCTGCTTGTTGGCCAGGACATATAGAATTTAAGCAAATTAAAGCTAATGCTAAAGATTATCAGGATCGTTGGGGTAATAACAAGGGTTGGAGTACAAAGGTTCACGCTGTTATAGAAAGTGCATATGCAGAGAATCTTTGGATTGACGGCGACAATTTTCCTATTAGAAATTGTCTCGATTTATTTGATGATGCAGAATATACAGCAAAGGGAAGTTTGTTTTGGAGAGACGTTTATAGTATAGATAGAGCAAATCAGTATCATGACAATGGTCAGTTATGGCAAGTATTTGATATAGAACCAAATGATGCAGAACCATTTGAGAGCGGACAATTCTTACTAAACAAACCAGTAGTCTGGAAACAGCTTAGTCTAATGCTGCATTTTACTGAAAACTGCGAAATTTATTATAGTTTTGGAGGTGATGCAGAATGTTGGCGGATGGCCTGGCAATACGTTGCCGGCAAAACTGGAGGATACCATGCTAGATTTAATTATCATGCTAGTGACCAAGTTCCATACGGAATGATGCCATACGGACCGTTTCACAAAGGCGTACAAAATCCCTGGCACAAATATGGGGGAGGTACCGTAATGGTACAACGAGATCGTGCAGGCAAAGAGCTTTTTAATCATCGTAATATAATGAAATTTCGTTGGCAGGGAGAAAACCCGTTTAACGACGATGTTACAAATGAAATGACATATCATATGATAATGCGACACCTTAAAACAAAATATGGAATAGCTGATGCCTGAGATCCTTAGCCGATTTATATATCCACGCGAATGGAACCAAAAGAGAGAGCCTGTTAGACCACAGCAGCTCAGGGTGTTGAATTTTGATAGTAATTATGATTATGATACAATTTGGAATGACGCTATACAAGTGCAAAAAGACACATTGTTGTTGGTTGGCCCACCATTATATGCAACAGCATCATGGATTAATGAGAATTGTATTTTCATAGACAACATTGGTCGTCAGATTAGTTGGGAATACAGCGAAATGGATAGAGCGTGCGTTATGAGATTAACTACACATGACTGGATCCAAGAATTATTTTTAAAAACACCATATGGAACGTATGTTATCAAAGTAAATTACCCAAATGAAGAATTTGCCAACAAAAAGGTAATCGTAACTATTAGTAAAGATCACCCAGTTTCTTGGTTAAAACAATGGATAGATTACCACAAAACTGTACATAATGTTGAAGGACTATTGCTTTATAATAATCGCAGCACAATCTACACATCAGAGCTACTCGAACAACAGCTGGTGAGAGATGACATGGTGATCAAAGTTGTTGATTACGATGTACCATTTGGTGTAATGGGCGGAGGACTATGGGAATGGGAAGGTAGAAGTGGTACCTATCTCCCATGGGATAGCGACTTTAGCCAATACGTTATGTTAGAGCATGCTAAATGGCGATATTTACATTGCGCAAAATTAGTAATAAATGCTGATACTGATGAATTATTAGTAATTAAAAATTCTAATCTTGATGGCGTAGCAGAGTATTGTTCAACAGGAGAACATTCAGTCCTTATATATGACGGAATTTGGATAGAACCAATTGACAGCAAAACTGGTGTAATTGCTAAAGATATAAAATTTGAAGATCGAAAATTTCTAAATTATTGGCATACACAACATGGAGACGGTCGTGGTATTGGTGTGAAATGGATGTTGAATCCTCAACGAAATCTCGGCTATCAATGGCATCTGCATAAAACATACGGTCCATATGTTAAAACATCTGAAATATATTTTGGTCATTATTTTGCTATGAACACTAGCTGGAGTTATGTTAGAGACGAATTCAACGGTGATGTTACGTCTTTAATTGAAATTTCAGAACTAAAGAAAAATCTAATTCTATGGCAAACAACATCGGGGGAATCAAAATGAAATGTGCAGTTGTTACCACACATGACGATAATTATGCAGCGTTAGCAGCCTTAACTTGGACAAAAAATCGTGCATTGTATGCTCAAAAACACGGCTACGGTGCATTAGCTAAAACCAGTAATTTTACTCAACCTATCATAGGCTGGGAGAAAATAGCATGGTGCCTTGAAATTATGAAAAATACTGATTACGAGGTGCTGCATTTTAGCGGAACTGATACAATGATAACCAATTGGCATATACCTCTGACAGAATTTTTATATGATGGATTTTCTGTAACAATTTCTACAGATTTTAATGGTATTCAGGCTGATAGTTTCGTGATCAGGAATGATGACAACGGTAGAGCTTGGTTGCAAATGATTATGGATAAACAAAGAGAATATAGTAGACACCCTTATTTTGAACAAGGTGTTATGATGGAATCATATAAGGATTACAGGCATGTTGTTAAAGTGGTACCTCAGCGATATTTGAACGCATACCATTATCCATTATATAAAAATAAAGGTGCTAAAAACAATCTAGATGGTATGGGATTTAGCGGTCAATGGTATAAAGGCGATTTTTTAATTCATTGTCCCGACCATCCTATGCATGTTCGCATGTCGTTGTTTAATCAAATTCTTCCGGAAGTTATTACCTAATATGTATACCGTAACTGCGGTTGACGAAATTATGTGGATTCATAAAAAACCTATGTTATATATAAGTTTTGTAGAGCAGAATAATGCACATGAACCTGATCAAATCGCAAAACGGTTGCACTTCGAATGGTTTGATGCTCAAGGATTGACATATGAGGCGGCGGAGTTTCATGACAATTTAGATGGCGGTAAATGTAACTTCATAGTAAATTTCAACGATCCAGACGACCCAAGAATTCAGTTGTATTCTGATCATTTTGAGGACGAAAATTTTAAAAGTTTAGAACCATTAAAATATCAAATGTATCTTTATGAATACCATGTTTGGTATAATAGCGGTGGTAGAGCGCGTATAGAATCAAAGGATAATTAATGAAAATTTTTATTACAGGTGCCACCGGGTTCATTGGCCGTAATTTAGTAGAATATTACCAACAGCATAATGTAATAGAATACAACCGCTGCGATCCGTTGTTTGAATCCTTGTTGATAGCAGATCCAGATTTGATAATCAACTGTGCTGCTGAGATATATAATCCCAACCTTATGTGGCAAGCAAACATAGATATCACATCAACATGTGTAACCTATTTAAAAGGCACCACAAACAAAAAGATGATACAAATAGGATCAAGTTCAGAATATGGGCCAATGCTGCGTTCCAGCGCAGAAACAGATAAAATCAATCCTGTTGATTTTTATCAGACCACAAAAGGTATGGCAACAATACTTTGTCAGGGTGCTGCAAGGACATTTGGTCTTGATATAAAGATTGTTAGACCCTATAGTGTATACGGCAAATATGAAAAAGCACATCGACTTTTTCCAAGATTATGGAAGGCGTTTGTACTTGGTCAGCCAATTAAGTTATTTGACGGCGAACACGATTTTATATATATCAACGATTTTGTTAGAGGCATTGATCTATTAGTTAATTCGCCTAGCAAAAAACTAGGCGATATTGTTAATTTTGGGTCCGGAGTACAGTACAGTAACATAGAAGTCTGGGACATGTTTAGCAAAATAACTGGTCGTACAGCCCCTGTTACTCACATCGCGGGCATGGTTAAGAATTTTGAATCAGAAGTATGGAAGTGTGATACAACATATGCCAAAAATGAATATGGATTTGAATGCGTATATAATCTAGAAGCAGGTGTCGGCGATTTTCTAACAACTGCAAGTTACCAAAAGGAATCAGAATGACTTTTCGAAGACAGCTAATAACAGCCAAAAAAGGTATTGTTACTATAGATACCACCGACTCTCGTATCATTAATCATTTTGCAAATCCAGCTAATTATGCTGATGTCGTATTAGACATGTTTAATAACGATAGATTTTATGATGAATTTTTCAAAGGTTGGGACAATTTAACAGTCTTAGACATTGGCGGCAATATTGGCTTATTCTCTCTCTATATACATGATCGAGCCAAGGTGGTTTACACACTTGAACCCACTCCTAGTCATTTTGGAATATTAAAAGAAATGACCAAAGATTATCCAAACATTTTTCCAATAAATGCAGCATTGCACAATAAAGATGAATCTATTGCATTTTATATCAGTGATGAAAACAGTACTATGAATAGTACTGTAAATCATTACGGTACCAAAACTATGGTACAAGGTAAGACATTACACTCTATTATCACAGAATTAGGACTGCATACTGTTGATTTTGTTAAATGTGATATAGAAGGATCAGAAATGGCCGCTCTCACTCACGACACTATATCAGCTGTAAAAGATATCGTAAAAGTCTGGAGCATAGAGGTTCATGCTACTGATTCAACCTTACATCCAGAAGTCAGCTTAAATCTTAATAGAGATCACATAATGCAAATCTTACGCAATAATGGCTATAATGCATTTAAGCATCGATATGATGCCGTTTATGCATACAAGGGTTAACAATGCATCAAATAGAACGTAGAATAATAGATATAACATATCAAGAAAAACTCAGTCATTTATCTAGTGTATTGTCTGCATGGCCAATTATACACGAAATATACAATAAAAAGACCAACGACGAGGTATTCATACTCAGCAATGGACATGCAGGTTTAGCGCTATATTGCGAACTTGAAGCACGTTACGGAATAGATCCTGTGATGCTGCTTCACAAGCATGGTATACATCCTAGCAAGGATTTAGAAAACAAATTATATTGTTCAACTGGAAGTTTGGGAAGTGGCCTTCCAATTGCTGTTGGGCATGCACTAGCTGATCGAACTAAAAACGTTTATTGCATGATAAGCGACGGTGAAGCAGCAGAAGGAAGTATTTGGGAAAGTTTGCGATTTATACATACATCAAAATTGGATAATTTGCACGTATATGTAAACATTAATGGAATGAGTGCATACGAATATTTAGATGTAGATTATTTGATAAAAAGATTAGTGTCATTTTTACCACGTGTTCATATTAGAATATCAGAGCCGACATCATTTTCTTTTGCCAAAGGACTTCTCACGCACTACTATGTAATGAAGCCAGAGGATTATCAAACATTATGAGAAAAGAATGTATAGATTTGCTGTTTAATTCAATGGCAGAAAACAAAAATATAGTTGTTCTCACAGCTGATCTTGGGTTTGGTCTTTTAGATCGCATACGAGATACATATCTAGACAGATTTTGGAATGTTGGCGCGGCAGAACAACTTATGATAGGTGCAGGTATAGGTCTTGCAGAAGCTGGTAAAATTCCAGTGTGTTACAGCATGAGCAGTTTTTTGCTCTATCGCCCATTTGAACTATTACGTAATTATGTTAATTACGAAAACATTCCGGTCAAATTGATAGGTAGCGGTCGTGATAAAGATTATTCTCATGATGGTGTAAGCCATTGGGCGCATGATGACACAGAAATTCTACGTGCATTGCCAAATATAGATCCTCATTGGCCAAAAGATATACCAGAACTAGAAGAATGTTGGCCAAATTTTATCCTTAGTAACACCCCTGCATATCTAAATCTCACGAGAAAAATATGAGTAAAAAGGTAGTGTATGTAACAGGATGTTTAGGGTTTATAGGTGGGTATGTTACCCGCACATGCCTTGAGCAAGGATGGCAAGTATTAGGTGTTGATTGCGAAACATATGCTGCTAATATAGGATTACTAGACGAGTTCAATCAATACAAAAACTTTAAGTTTATGTCTAAAAATATCAACGATCTTAATATGTTATATGACTGTGATTATATTATTAATACCAGCGCCGAGACTCATGTAGACAATAGCATTGCCAACAGTGACGAATTTATCCGTAGTAATATTGACGGTGTTCACAATTTGTTGCGTTTGATACAAACTAAGCATCGTTTTAAAATGCCTATGTTGGTTCATTTTTCCACAGACGAAGTATATGGCGATACAGAATCTGGCAGCTTCAACGAAACACAATTAATGAGGCCTAGTAATCCATATGCTGCTACCAAAGCATCAGCAGACATGCTAGTAATGGCATGGCATAGAACATATGGAATACCTTACTTAATTATACGACCAAGTAATAATTACGGAATTGGCCAATATATAGAAAAGTTTATTCCAAAAACTATACAGTACCTATCATTAGGTAAGCGTGTACCTCTTCATGAAAATGGTACTCCGCGGCGAACATGGTTGCATGCACAAGATACTGCAGATGCTGTAATGTATCTTTTATGCAACAATGCAGCTAACGACGTTTATAATATATCAGGCAATTATGAAGATAGTAATATAAACATCTTTAAAAAAATATTAAGTTGCATGAACTTTGATCCTAATTTGTATCAAAACTATGCAGATTTTAGTGTTAAACGTCCAGGACAAGATGTAAGATATTCTATAAATGATGACAAGCTACGGAACTTAGGTTGGAGCAATCAAAAGAATTTTGATCAAGAACTTCCTGCTATTATTGAGTATCATAGCCAGAGGTTTGTGTGGTGAAAATTGCTCTACAAATTAGCGGTAGATTACGGTTCACAGAATCAAGTTTATCTAGTCTAATAGGTGCGATAATTGAACCGTTGCAGCCAGATGTATTTTTTAGTTTTTGGCAACCAGAACATCTTGCAACATTATATTCATATAGACAAGCATTAAAACCAAAATCAATTGAAATTGAGAATTACAATATAATTAAACCTTACCTTGACGACTTGTTTACATTCAATGTACATAAAAATATGCCACCTATGAGTTATAAATTTTATCGTGTAAGTCAACTGCGACAAACCTGGGAAATGATGCAAGGTACTACGTATGATATTGTTATACAAGCAAGATCTGATAATATATTTTTTGAAAAATTAGACTTTGCTAGGTGCCAGCAATCACTAAATGACGACGCTATTCTGTGCTCAAATCAAGGTTATAATCCTATTATAGACGATTATATACCGAAGCCAAGAATGGTTGATAATTTTTACCTTGGACCGCCGAGGTTGATAGACAAAGCTAACGAAACATTTTGGCAAATACGTGGACAAGCACAAGAATGGACTTCTCAAGGACTATTGCATCAAGTTAGAATACCCGAAATTATTCAAACAAAAATATGGCAAGATGCCGGAATACGAATCAATGGGTTGTCTGGAATAGGTGATGTTGGTAATTTTTGGTATGACATTGATAGATCGGAGACTAAGTGGCTATGAAATTATTATACGTAGTACATAGATATGGATACCCAGGCGGCAGTGAGATTTATGTGCAAGGTATGGCGGAAGAGAGTCTGCGACGTGGACATACTGTTACTGTATTTGCTGGTGAACATACCGGCAATCTAAATGGTGTAACAGTATCAAGTGATCCCAATATACTCGGTGCAAGCTGGGACCTCATTATAGTGCATGGTGGCGATGTTGCGGTACAGAACTTTGTGTTGTCAAATGCCGTGCGCATACCAAGTCCTATATTGTATCTATTAGTACTACCTAGCACAAGTGACGTATGTATTCAAGCTTTGAAAGATTGCGATTACATTGGGTGTAGTACACGTCAAGACTGGGTCCACTGTTACAAATATAATGTTACTGGTAAAGCTGTAACAGTTAGACATGGTATTACTTGGCAAAATTGTGTAGGGACATCTGGCTTTAAAGAAAAACATGGTATAAAAGGTACAATGTTTTTGAGCTGTGGAGGATATTGGCCTAATAAAGCAATGCGTGAACTTGCTAACACATTTGAAATATGCAATCCCGTAAATGCAACTTTAGTTACAACAGGGTACGACAATCGTATGGATCTGATGCCAGCTGAATCAAATCTTGTTAAACCTATGCTGCTTAATAACAGAGACGAATTACTGTCTGCAATATATGATGCAGATTGTTTATTAATGCACAGTTACCAAGAAGGATTTGGCTTAGTATTGTTAGAAGCCATGCTTAATCAAACTCCGTGGATAGCACGTAAGATTGCTGGCGCCGACTTAATGCAAGATTATGGCCAAACATATAATACAAACGCTGAATTGATATTTCAATTACGAACGTTTAATAGAAGTGATTTTGATATCAAATCAGCTTACGAGTATGTTTGTGAAAATCATTTAATATCAAATACTGTTGATGATATTGAGGCGATAGCTAGATAACTACCTACCACTTCCTGCATGACCAGTATCGTGCCTTCCAACGAGGTCCTGGTGAGTCGCAGTGATGTCTAGCACGGAAACTTTTACGTCTAGCTGGAATGCTACGTTTGATGCGCATGTTGGGATCACCAAAATTTACTTTAACTACCCGGTCACCCTTTTTCACATAGACCTTGAATTTCTTAACATCGCCCTGCATAGGCTTGCCAAGAGGCACCTTGCGGCCGTGATATTCAGCTTCTGTTAACGTATCATCCTCTGGCCATTCAAGCCAGCCGTAGGTTTCGTAGAATTCGTCACCGTGGTAGGTTTCTTCTTGTTGTTGAATGCTTTCTAAAAGCGTGATGATTGATCGTATGTCCATAACATTATTTATTATGTATATTCAAAGAAACGTATCATATAAATTATATTATAAATAAAACAGGCTCATAACTTGTAGGATCATATAAATACATTATAATAAGTTATCAAGGATCGTGAAGATGTTACATCGTTTGATTAATCTGATAGACAATACTTCCCCAAAGGCTGTTGGCGGTAAAATTAAAAAAGACAAAGAATTAGCAGAATGGATAAATCTAAAAACCAATCATTTAGATAATTCTCTATCTTTGAGCGAAAGAGCGTTTTTAATTGTAAACAACATCAAATCAAATTGTTGCGAGATTACAAATAAATCAAAGAGATTTATAAGTTTAACCCAAGGTTATGGGTTTTGTGGTAATACAAAAAATTGCAAATGTATTGCAGAATCTATATCAAAAAAAGTAGCAGAATCGAAAAAAACATTAAGTATTGACGAAAAATCTGCTATAAATTTAAAACGCTCAGAAACAAATCTTAAAAAATACGGAGTTGTAAATGCAGGACAAACTTCTGCTGCTAAATCAGCTCATCAAAAATTTTATTCACAACAAGAAAACATCAACCAACAATTACACAAACAACAAGCAACTATTTTAGAAAAATATGGCGTTATAAACGTTGCAAAATTAGATTTTATACAA